AAGGCAGAAGTTGAAAGACTAAGAAAATCTAATAGTGAAATATTAGATGATTACAAGAAAGCTAAGGAAGCTGCAAAGGCTGTTCCCCAAGATGTAGATGTAAATGCTTTGATTGCTTTCAAGCAGAAAAAAGAACAGGAAGAGCTTGAGGCAAAAGGCAGATATGAAGAGGCTACAGAAAAACTAGCAACTCAGTACAGAGAGGCAGAGCAACTCCAGAAACAGAAGATTGAGCAGTTATTAGCTGAGAAAAGGCAGCTTGAAGTTGAAGCTCCAGCAGTAACAGCACTTGCTGATGTTGTACACGACCCACAATATGTGTTGAGCCGTATAAGCAAGGAACAGCTTGCTAGGGAAGCAGATGGCACAGTTGTAGTTGTTGATGGCTATAACAGAACACCAGTCAAAGAATGGGCAATGTCTCAAATGCCTCAATGGGTGCAAAAGAATCCAAGACCTCAAGGCGGTGGAGCTACGACAACAAAGGTACAGACTGAGTTTGTTGCAACAGATAAAAACCCATTTGCACCTGATTCATTCAACCTTACAGAGCAAGCTAGGTTATATAGAACAGATATTAATAAATATAATATGCTCAAAAACGCAGTTACAGGTTAGTATATAGACAACGTGGTTGTGCCATGTCAGAGGTTGTGCCTCGAAGTAAACATATCTATTAATTCACATGGCGACAGTTCGCAGTGATTTAATCATTCCAGAGGTGTTTACACCCTATTTGATTGAGGCTACTACACAGACAGATAGCTTTCTTCAAAGTGGGGTTGTGCAACCTTTGGCTGAATTAAATCTTTCCTCCACTGCTGGGGGTGACTTCGTAAAAATCCCATTTTACAAGGCAAATTTAACAGGAGATTTTGAGGTTCTTTCAGACTCAACATCATTAACTCCATCAAAGATACAAGCAGACAATCAAATTGCTGCTGTTCTTCACAGAGGTCGTGCTTTCAGTTCAAGAGATTTAGCATCTTTGGCTGTCGGAAGCAGTACAGATCCAATGGCTGCGATAGCTCAAAAGATGGCTGCGTATGTAAACAACCAGAAACAGAAGGATTTATATTCTTGCTTAACTGGTGCTTTTGGTTCTATCAATGCAAACTCAAGTGCTTCAGCATTGTTTGATTTAACAATCGACTCTGAGTCTGGTGATACACCTACAGCATTGAGTCCTAGACACGTTGCAAAAGCTCAGTCATTATTAGGCGATCAAGGCGGCAAGCTTACAACAATCGCAATGCACAGCAAAGTGTATTACGACCTTGTTGAAAGAAGAGCAGTTGACTTTGTTGCAGCAACAGACATCAATGGTGGTGGTGCTACAGCGTCAGGTGGTTCTATCCAGAACGCATTTGGTAGCCCAACAGTGCCAACATTCATGGGTCTTAGAGTTATCGTTTCTGACGATATTCCTACAACAGGCTCTGGATCTACAACTGAGTATTCAGTATTTATGTTCACAAATGGTGCTGTTGTTACTGGTGAGCAAGCTCCGATCAGAACACAGACAGATAGAGACATTCTTGCCCTAGAGGAAGCAATGGCAGTGGATCTCCACTACATCTATCACCCTGTAGGTTTGAAATATGCCGTAACAACTGTTAACCCAAATAGAACAGTTCTTGAAACTGTAGGCTCTTGGTCGAAAGTCTATGAAACAAAGAATATCGGTATCGTAAGAGCTACCGTTGTTTCTAATAACGACTAGAGGTAATTAATTATGTCATCTTTATTTGATGTAACTGCTGGGTCATTAATCGGCCCAACAACAGGCGGCACTGTAACTCAAGCATCTAACAAGTCAACAACTGTTGTTCTTAATGCTGAGTCTGGTCAGATCACCATGAACGGTGCGGCTTTAGGTGCTGGAGCAGAAGTTAGCTTCACTGTTACTAACAGCAAAATCTCAGCTACTGATGTTGTTCTTGTAAACCATAGTTCTGGCGGTACTGCTGGAGCATATATGGCACAAGCTAACTTAATTGCTGACGGATCATTTAAAATATCTGTTACCAATTTGACAAGTAGTTCTGAGTCTGAAGCGATTGTCCTTAGCTTTGTTGCCCTCAAAGGTGCTTCAAGTTAATGTCAATTTACGCTTTTAGGCGTATGAGGGAACAAAACGAAGCTGCTCAAAAGGCGGC